AAACAGGAGATCTTTTACATGATCTTGATGTTAATCTTAGGTTTCAGACCAAAATCAAATTTCGGCTTAAACCCAGGAGACTCATCAACCACTGTATCAGATATAAAGTACTTCCCTTCAAACTTAACAAAGTCCGAAGTAACAACATACTTAGGATTATTAATATCTTTGATAAAGTCTAAGACTTTCAAAGGATTATCAATCTTTAGTTTATTGTCATCTTCTTTCTTTGGGTAGAAGAAGGTTAACGAAGTTATCTTGTTTGTCAGAAAATCCAAACACTCTATCAGGGACTCTAGTTTCAGATCTGCAAACTCCTTCGAATTATAATAATTTTTTAAATTTTTAAAACTCGATTGATGTTTCAATCATAGGCCTAGGGTTCCCCTGGTAATATTACCATAAGACAGATCCACGGTCATACCGAGACGGATGTGGTTGATATTTTCATATCTATCTCCCTTTTCCAAAAAGAAGATATTAAAGACATAATTTATGTCATAAAACATCTTCTTAAAAGAAAGAAAGGAGGCATCCCTCCAGTACCACCGATCACAGATAGCTGCTCCAAGCTCTAGAGATTTACCAGAAAGGACTAGTCCTTCGTAGTATTTCTCCAGTGCTGGGGAAGTAATCATTAGATCGGTCAAGTTTAATCTAAGACGTTCAAGGTTCATACTTCCAAGACGATCTGACAAATCAGATATCTTATGAAGAATGATATTCTTGTAAGTAATAGAGTTAAACTCTGACCAGAATCTCTCTCTTATAGGTAGCAGTTTAACATTAAACTGCCCCGTTCGTAAATATTCCCTCACTACCTTAGTGATTAAACCAGGAGTCATTCAATTGATCTTACGACCAAAGAATGCTAATGGCTTATCCCTATTAGTAATTAGAGACAGAATGTTTGAAAGCGGGATGATCTTATTTTGATATAACTGAGTTAGAAAACCAACCATAGGATAGATCAACTCCTCCTTACTAGATCTATGTCGTTTATTCGACAGAACTAGTAACTTGTAGAGATCCTTTCCTCAGTTGTTACGTATTAAACGAGTAGAGATACTCAACCGACCAAAGAAGGAATTATTAGATAATATTTCCTTAAATGGTAAAGGTGAGACATCTACTCCGTTTAAAGACGTTCGCTTTGCAAACTCAACTACGGGTTTTGACTCGGCAATAACTGACTTGGAAAGGTTGATAGATACTCCCAACTGTTTACACAGTAGTAAGTATTGATCAGCCACTTCCTTATCAAATAGAACCAAATCATCCCCAAGGACCACGTAATCCTGATACCAGGAACCGAAGCGGGTCTTATCCAAATGGGCAGCAATAAACTGGATCATCATATGATGAACCAGATTAAGCATAGCCCACGAGGACAAAGCCCCTTGCGGCTGACCCACCGAATAGATCACCGGGCCTTCCGGAATAGAGTATTTATTGTTTCTGACAATAAATTCCCTTTCCGATAGGATACTTCTTCATAGGCCTCCTATATTAGACCCATATAATGAGTTTAATATAGCAGCCTGGGAAGAAACCGGTAATCTATCCGTGGCTGCAGACAGATCAAAACCATAGGAACAACCATACTTAAGAGATAAATCTTGAGCAAGGCGGAACCCTTTGTTCTGATCATGTGTACAGTCATTGGGAAGCTTTCTAAAAAGTGAAAACAGTCTTGAATGTAAGGGCTCTAGCAGTGATTGAGTTATTATATCAACCATTGCAAAGATCCTTAATTTTCCGGCTGCTTCTTCCTTAAAAGAAAGAGCACCCAAATAGTCATTACGCGATCCTATCGAGCGAAGATTATACTTAGTTATAAGATAATCCAAGTTCTTAAATAAGATCAGCAAGTTCGTAGAACAAGTAGCATTTAAATATTCCAACACCTTAGGAAAGATATGATGTCTTTTCATAAGGACGTAGGAAGATATTAAATGTCTATAACTTTTTGACCCAAGCGGACTAGACTTGTTTATAGGAAGAATCTTATAAGCAGTCAGATCCGTTATATCAAAATTTGAAAACTTTTGTAACATTAGCTTAGAAGTAACTTCTAATCATTTGTTAAAGTCGTCAAGATGATATAGGGAACCGTCAAAACCATTAGTAATAGTTTCTAACTTTGGTTTAAAGTCTACTTTAATTATTCTGTATAACGAGAATAATGAAAGATAGAACCTTATAACCTTGTAAGATCCATTACAAATCGAACTCCTATCTGCTAATTTAATAACAGATGGAAGTCCCGATTTGGATAGACGGGGAAAGTTATAGTCTGGCTCAATCTCCCTCAATGATGAGAAAGGTTGTCCAGCTAACTTTTTCTGTATAGCTAGTTGACAAGCCTTCAGGTATTTAACTGTATACGTTTCTCCATGATTTTTGGTCATTTTGATCAGAAATACAGCGAAATTATGCAATAGCCTGAAACGGTTGATTTCCTTAGTACTAAGAAAAGACAAAGTGACAATACGTCACCCTATCTCTTTTAGCACTAACTTCAAATGTTTTGCATTTGAAAGTGAGATCATAGAACTTCTTTTATAAACAGAACTATATAATTTTAAGCTAGGGACTTTCTTAGTAATATTATTACTGGGATTGTTCATATCTTTTAAATTATATAGGGGGCTAATCAGCCTCCATATCCCGAAGATTTGTTCCAAGATGCCCAACCTTGGCATCGGGGCAATGAAGGGGACTACCCGTCTCATTGAGGCAGGTAGACCGTTTAAAAAAGAGGCCCTATTCCGCGGTTCCCCTTACGGGGGACGGCAGACCATAGGGTACCACCCGTTTCCACTAAGGCGAAGCCTTAGGCATGAAAACTATGCTTTACCATCCAATTAATAGTATCCCTTTCCAAGGAAAGGTGATCCAATTTACTGGTTAGTTCGGGTTTTTCCGAAGATTCCCAGAGAGACTCCCTGATACGGAGGC